TTCTTTTTCAATAAATTTGAGCAGTGTCATTTGAATTCACAACTCATCATGATCTCAGTCAAGCAGGCAAGCATGTTGACTTCCTGGTCTGGAACAATAGCAATGTCCCTCATGTATTTGGCAATAATAAGAACTGCCTCTGGAATAGAAGCAGGTTTCATGACACCATAGATGCTGTCATAGATCTTACGCATCACCATGCTAGGGTCATTGTCCATGTGTTGGACAACCCAGTTCTTTACATTCGTGAACTCTTTCTTCTTGAGAGAAGATAAGAGAGTATCAAGATTAACGTCAGCCACGTCAACAAGTATGGCAGAAGATATACTACCAGTGGCAGCATAGCGTTGACACTCATTGATAAGACGACGCCAATCAGGATAATAACGCTTAACGAGCTTAGCGAGAACTTTGTCTTCATACTCTACACACTCATGAGTGAGAATAGATTTGAGGCGAGTGAAGAACTCACCCTGAAGATGAGTTGCTTGCTCTGGTTTGATCCTGAAGTCAACAACCGTGCAACGGGAGTGCAGCGGTTCGATGATTTTGTTGATGAAGTTACAGGTGAAGATGAAGCGGCAGTTGCCATGGAACTCCTCTACAGCGGTCCTGAGGGACAGTTGGACATCGTTAGTGGTGTTGTCTGCCTCATCAATGATAACGACCTTGTGGGACGCTCCAGAGGTCAGAGAGACCGTTGTAGCGAACTGCCTGACCCGATTACGCACCGTGTCCAAGAAACGCCCCTCGTCGGACCCGTTGATGACGATATAGGACGCACCGATCTCCTCACACATTGCCTTGGCAATGGTGGTCTTACCGACGCCTGCAGTGCCTGTCAGCAGCAGGTTAGGCAGTTCCCCCTGGTTGACAAAACCCTGAAACACTTCCTTAGTGCTCGCAGGGAGGATGCAATCTTCAACAATGTTCGGACGATACTTCTCTACCCAGAGAAATTCTTTACTCATAATCAAATCCAGTCAGGTTTACGCTGTGGCATACGAAGGTAATTATCGCACACCCATGGTTTAGATGCAATATACATCTTGTATGCATCAAAAGTTGTAATGCTTGTGTCCAGTTTATATTCGTCAGGCATAGCTCTGGCAAAAGGAGTTACCTTATCCAGTTTACCTTTGGGGAAAAGGTAGTATGCCTGCACTAATGTATTCTCACAAGCATGAGTTTTGTTATACCTCAGGGTATATTCGTCACATAAATTCAGTCCCCATTTAATAAGCCAGTAGGCGTTATCAATTGTCTTCGCCGCCCATTGTGTACATGGGTGATTGCGGAAGGCACCTTTCTCTGTCGCATAGGGCGTCCCGTCTCTTTTTCCCAGAGTTCCGTAAGAGTGATACCAAGGAGAAGCAACAATAGATAGCATTTGGCAACACTCCAAGGGCATCTTGACAACATGTTTGTCAGGAAGACAGATGGCACTTTCAGCAGGAAACGGATGTGTGACAAAAATATTCATTCTAAAGGGCGAGTGAACGATTTACTGACGATGCTTTTGGCATCAAGCATCATCTTCATGTATTTTACACCTTCCTTGGGTTTTGTGTGATCCCCACAGGTGAAAATGTCGCACACTGCCATACCCAACTCTGGCCAAGTGTGAATGCTGATATGACTTTCAGCAAGCATTGCCACACAAGTAACACCTTGAGGTTCAAACTTGTGTGAGTTGAGTGCTAATAAAGTTGATTTACATTTGACTGATGCCTGGTAAACAACATCCCTTACAAACCTTTCGTCATCTAAGAACGATTTGTTACACTCCTTGAGTGTAAAAAGGATGTGTTTCATTAGGGCTCCAGTGCGATGTAATAGGTGAGATCAACGTTGGTATTTGTCCATTCGGAAATCAAGTGCTTGGACACTTTGACAGAGTAGTCACCAGGGAGCAAACGGATGTTCTCAATTTTGACATCCAGAGAATAGTCCCCAGTACAAGAACCAGAAATGGATTGCTCGTAAGTATTGCTGGTATCATTCTCTTTATCGCGGAGGATGAGTTTGATGACGTTAGAACCTTCTTCAGATTGGAAGGTCAAATCAGGCAGACTATAGACAGCAGATGCTTTCTGGAGAGCAATCAGATCTTCGCCAGTCAGGTTGAACTGGAGATCAGCACCAGGGAACTTTACGTTCTTTTCTGGAGCAGACTTGAGCGTAATCTCTGGATCAGAAAAGTAATAGCGAGCAGACTGCCTACCGCCACGGATGCTGACAAAACTTTCGTTGTCAAATTCAAGCTGAGGGTCGCTAAAAAGAGAGATCCCAGAAAGGAACTGACTAAGATCATAGATAGCGAAGTCCACAGGAAATACTTCCTCGCCAGTAAACTTTGCAAGAATGTTCTCTGCATTAGAGATGGTGCGTACAGTGCTTCCTTTTCGGAAAACAATGGAAGAGTTGATTGTGCTGAAGTTTTTGAGGACATCAAGGGTCTTTTTAGAAAGGATAACTTTGCTCATTGAGGGTACGTTTCACGGGTAGCGTTTTTGTCATTGAAGTGAAGAAGGAGAAGACCGTAGTGAAGGATCTTGATAATATCACGACGGGCACAACCTTTCTTATCATAGCGGGAAGCATACTTGAGGATGTTGCTTCGGCAGAATGCTTCAGCATCACCACATGCTTCGATCAAGTCTAACGTTTGAATTGCATCATTACCAGCAGAGTAGTGTTGTCCATAAGTTCCAGAAATGTAATCACGTAGCTCTATCAACAGAGCATCTTCATTATATTTGTTTGCCATTCAGCGATCCCAGATAAGTTGAATATTACTATGGTAGCATTCTTGAACGTTGCCGTCAAGATCTTTGACAAACAACTTAAGACCTTCGCCACCTAAGATCTTAACAGTCTTGCCACTATCAAGAGTGGCAAGATGGTTCACATAACCGTGATATTTTTCAGAACGGGGCATCGGCATTGCTCTCCTCCTCAGTTTGAACGTCAGCATCAATTTTATCATAAAGTTCGATGAAAGATTGCTTGGTCTCATCATCGAAACGATTCACACAAACCTTGATCGCTTTCATACGATCTTCCCAGATAGCAAAGGCACGAACAATATGAACCAGACGGCGGGTGGAGATCACCTCATCGATACCACCATCCTTGAAAGTCTTACGGATAATGTCTGCCCAGTTAGCAAGGTTTTCACAGAAATTGTCATCGCTGACAGACAGAGAGGCAGCAACCTTCTTCAGAATGTTGGTTTCGATAGCAACCGTAGGATATTCTTGCTCGAAGGTCAGAGCAAAACGCTCAAGAAACGCTTCGTTGAGAACATTAGTGCCGATAAAACGACCGTCATCACTACCCTTACCTTTAGTATTAGCAGTAGCGATGATGTTGAAACCAGCAGCAGGTTTCACGAAACGACCGATCTTCTTCAGGAAGACACCCTTACCCTCAAGGATAGATTGGAGACACAGGATCTTATTAGAAGCAAGGTCAACCTCATCTAAAAGCAGCACAGCTCCACGTTCCAGAGCTTCGATGACAGGACCATTATGCCAAACAGTTTCCCCATTAACAAGACGGAAACCACCAATAAGATCATCCTCGTCGGTTTCAATGGTGATATTGACGCGAACCAGTTCCCTATTTAGAGAGGCACACGCCTGATCGACAGAGAAAGTCTTGCCGTTACCAGACATACCAGTGATAAACACAGGGTAGAACAGACCAGACTTGATGATCTTCTTCACATCAGAGAAGTTCCCGAACGGGACAAAATTAGCATCTTTGTCAGGAACAAGGTTCTGATCTTCCCGATCGGTAACTTGGATAGCAGGAGCAGCAGCAGGCGCTTGGTAGGTCTGCTCCAAACGTTCTTGAACCGTCAGATTCCAAGTGCCACGGCAAACATAGAAATCACGCAGACGCTTGGTAGCAGTGGCATAGGTCACACCAAAGTGTTCGCAAGCAGAACGAACATCGTTGGCAAAAATGTCGTTGCCGAAGTTCTCGGACAGGTAAGCAGCGAGTTGGGCAGTGGTGAGATCAGACTTAGCAGGCATTGGTGTCTTGCGTTGATGTAGTTATTATATACGAAAAACCGCCCACTGGGGGGCGGCGAGGACAGTTTCAGAACTGGACCTCCCATCCGTCAGGAGTCTTGACAGACTTCACTCCTTTATCGGCAAGGGCAATGATACCAGCAACTGTGGGAGACATGTCGTTAGATACTTTAGATTGAGACTCAACAAAAGGTTCTAAGTTTAGTTGTTCTTCAAGTTTCAGATTAAGTTTTTTGTTTGACTTTCTACCATACTTTTTAACAGCAGAGGTAATACCTTTGCTATAAACATTCAAAGAATCATCAAAAGATTTCTCTTTGATGATTACATCACAGTAAGTGCCGTCATCATTTTGCGATTTCTGTTTCCAGTTTCGAATAGGAAAGTGATCTTTAAACCCTGGATAATTCTTTTCCAACAAACATTCGATAGTTTGCTGAGCTCCACGGTTAGTCCGTTGCTTTTCAACCTCATCAAAACATTTGTTTTTGAATTGCTTAATAGCAATCTTTCCTTGATTATACTGAGTTCTTAGAATAAATTCAATTGGATTTTCGGTTGTTTTTTTATAAACCATGATTTTTTACAAAGGTAGCGAAAAATTCCTCCCATTATTTTACGGGAGGAAATGAAATCTGTCAAGCGACGTATTGGATGAAGGAACTCAGCAATTTCTTATTGGTCGTCTTAGACCCCAACATCTTCTTGAACGCTTTGCTGATCTCCCCTTTCTTAGCACCAGACTCTACCTC